TTTAGGAGATGAAAATAGCTTGTTTGGAATGAGTTACCCTCAGCACGTTTTAAAGAGCAAAAAAAATTATAATTATTAATATGCCAAAAGCATTCTCAACCAAAAACATAAACAAGTTAATTGTTTATCTAAACACAAATGGCAGTAAAACAACTAACACTAAACCAAACAATCAAGCTGATAAGGGATATAGCGCAAAGCCACGACCAAATTAATACGGTCTATTTCGGCGATGTGTGGGAGTTTCTTTCTCAGCCTGATAATTTTTATCCATCGATGTTTTATTCGTTGACTGGAAGCCAAATAAACGGCAAAGAATTGACTATGTCATTTAGTTTATTCTTTCTTGATAGGCAACTTCAAGATGAAACAAATGAAACGGAAGTTTTGTCTGACCAATTACTAATCTGCCAAGATATTATTTCGATGTGCAAGCATCCGAATTTTAATTGGGAGGTAGGCGAAGGGATTACCTTAGAATTTTTTACTGAAAACGAGAAGGATTATTTGGCTGGAATTAAGGCTGATATATCAATTATTTATCCGATGCTTTCAAATAGGTGTCAAATACCAACCGACTTTACATATCCAAGTTAAGAAATGGCAAATAAGAAAATAAACCAATTAGTCTCAAAGACTTCAATTTTAAGTACTGATTTATTTGGTATTGGCGATGCAACTACGGGGCAACTTTATAAAAAGACTATTGCTGAATTACAAGCTGCAATTGGTGGAGCGGTAATTTCGGTAAACGGATTAGTTGGAACGGTTGTCTTGGATACGGATGACATTCAAGAACTTGCCACTCCAACCAATAAGTATTTTACGGATGCAAGGGCGAGAGGTGCTATTAGCTTAACGGTAACGGGTAACTCAGGCGCATCTACTTACTCAAGTGGTACGGGTGTCTTAAACGTACCTACTTATACGCTTGCTGGTCTTGGCGGAATTAGTGCAACTTTCTTATCGGGAACTTCGGGCATTTCTTATAATTCAACGACGGGGGTTATTTCGTATTCAGGAACGGTTTATACCGATGCTTCGATTCGTGCTTTGTTAAGTGGCTCAACGGGTATTAGTTACAATAGTTCTACGGGTGCAATTTCTTATAGTGGAACAGTGTACACGGATTCTTCGGTTAGAGCATTAATTTCAATTACAACTACGGGAACGAGTGGCGCATCTACCTACAACAATACAACGGGAGTAATAAACGTACCTAATTACACTCTTGCTGGATTGGGTGGTATTTCTTTGACTTCATTAAGTGGAGGCACGGGAATTACTTACAATAATACTACGGGTGCAATTAGTTATTCAGGTACGGTTTACACGGATGCAAGTGTGCGAGCATTAATAAGTTCAAGTGGAGCGGTTTCATATAATAATACTACGGGAGTTATTAGTCTTACAAGTGGTAATTTAACTGAAGCCACAAGTTCAGTCTTAACAATTACCGGAGGAACGGGTGCAGTTTTAGGAAGCGGAACTTCTATTCAAGTTAATCAAGCAAGTTCTTCGGTATCAGGATTTTTATCAAGTACTGATTGGAGTACTTTTAATGGAAAGGCTTCAGCATTAAGTGGAACGACTAATTATGTAGCCAAATTTACTTCAAGTACTGCAATTGGAAATAGTGTTATTTATGATAATGGTACAAATGCAAGTATTGGAAATACAAATCCATTTGCTGGAGCAACTTCTTTAACTGGAATAGCTATTTCAGATAGAGGAGGTATTTATAAACTTGCGGTAAATGATGTTATTTATGTTTCAAATAATTTATATTATGATGGTACTGTTTGGAAAAGAATAACCGCAAATGGTGGCGCTACTATGCAAGTAGAATCTGTTGATGGTGGTAATTTTGCAATATATGGAACGGCAACTGGAACTGCTGGAAGTACTGCTACATTAAATGAAAGATTACGAATTACTTCTACTGGATATCTTACAATAAGAAAAAGTGCTGGTGATGGTAATGTTGCAACTTTTACTAATGGAACAACTGGAATAAATTTTAATTGTACGGGGACTGCAATAAGTTTAGAAAATTATGATGCAAACCAAGCTTTTGAAATTAAAACTTTTGGTACTGGCACAATTAATTTTTACACTTCAGCAACTTCTCAACGTATGCGAATTGAAACAAATGGGCAAGTAAAAATTGGGACTAATAATAATTATTATTCAGATGGATTAGTTGTTTGGGGTGGACTTGGTAGTGGAGAAGGTGGAATTACAATTGCAGCTCCAAGTACAAGTGCAAGAAATTTCTTAGCTTTTGCTGATGGCACTGGAGGAGAAGATAGATATAGAGGTTTAGTAGGGTATAATCATGCTGATGATAGTATGTTGTTTTATACAAATGCTAATGAACGCATGAAAATGAGTAGCGATGGATTACTTATGATAGGTACATCAACTACTAATGGTAGCCGTCTTTATGTGCAAGGTTCAATTTATGCAACTGGAAATATTACTGCAAACTCGGATTTAATTTTAAAGAAAAACCTTATAATAATTGATAATCCAATTGATAAATTAATGCAATTAAATGGTTATTCTTATCAATGGAAATCAGATGACTCTCATCAATATGGAGTAGTTGCTCAAGAAGTAGAAAAAATACTTCCTTATGCCGTTACTACTGGAACTGATGGAATTAAAGGAGTTTCTTACAATCAAATTATTCCCGTATTAATCGAGGCAGTAAAAGAACAAAAGAAAGAATTAGAAGAATTAAAGAACATTTTAGCTTCTAAGTAATGCCATTACAAGCAGATGGAGAGATGACCTTTACTCAGGTCTATAATGAGATTACTGGCGAATCGTTGGCTAATCCTACTATATCTATTTCCGTTGCCGAACTTGGTCAACTTCAAAATTCAAGTGGGCAAACAATCCCATTAAATCAATATTACACTCCAAGACCTGACGGCAATCTACCAACCGTATTTCCTACTGAATGGTATCTTTACTGCCAAAGGTGTAATGTACCAGCGCCATACATAACCATTTCAAAAACTGCGCCTACAAGCGTAAACTCAGGTGTAGAATTTGCTTATCGGCTAACGATTGCAAACAATGGTCAAATTAATTCCTCAGGAGATATAATAATTCGGGATTACATTCCAAATGGATTATCTTTTGTAAGGTACGAAAGAGATACTCCAGCTTGGGGATTTAGCATATCAGGTCAACAAGTAACGGCAACCTTTACTTCTTCTTTACCCGTAGGTTTTGGGGCAGTAATAACGATTTACGTTACTACCAATACTCAAGGAACTTACTCTAATTTTGCAAGCGTTGAAGGTGGAGGCGAAACAATAACCAAGACTTCAAACACGGTTTATACGGGAGTTGGTGGAGTGCCAACGTGGACAAGTTCGGTAACTAAAAGATTAGTTCGTACAATCCAAAAGAATAATTGTGATGCTTACGGGATAGGCTCATTTCAAGAGGTTTATTCTCCATTCTTTACTGCTACCTATACAAGTACTATAAGCCAGCAAGATGCAGATACTAATGCAAATAATAATGCAACGGCTTTATGCAATCAATGGCTTGATGCTAATGGACAAGCGGCAGCAAATCAATCAGGTACTTGTCAATATGGTTATCCACAAATGACATTATCAAAATCAATGCCTGGCTCTTTTAATTTAAATACTTCAGGAGAAGTTGAAATTGTAATGAGAACTTTAGGCGCTGCGACTTCGGGTCAAATTACAATGTTTGATGACTTAGCAAGTGGCTTTGAATATGTGAGTTTAATTACTAAGCCTGATATTTTTGATTTAAATATTTATGGTAGGTCAGTAACTTTTACAACTAACGCTTCCTTGCCAGCTGGATACTTTGCTTCTTTTAAATTTTTAGTTCGGGGAATTACGGTGGGCAATTACACAAACTTTGCTTCAGCTTATGGTGGAAGTATTTTAAATAATAATGCGACAAGTAATACGGTATCAACTTATGTATTTAGTACTCCTATATTTTCATTTACAAGGGTAATAGATAACCAAACTTATTATAACGGAACTAATTTAAATAATAATGCAGCGCCAACAGATTCAATTTATAATGGCACTGTTTTAACTATTAATAATTTTCCAAGTACAAACGATTCCAAAGTAAGAATAGAATTTGAATTGCCAGTTCCTTTTAGAGTAGTTGATGACATACAAGTTAATTTTAATACTGATTATTTTACATTTTCTCAAGGGTCGGCATTTAATATTGTTGTCTTTACTCAAAAAGATAATGTAACCGTTCCAGTTGGGCAATACGGATTTTATATATTCTTTAGTTTACCAATTACATATTTCCGAATGTCAACCGTAAGTCAAGATGAAGATTTAAGAGATGATGATAATTTAGTTATTGATGCGCTTAATATTACCGTTCCAAGAAAAGCGACTACTTTGGTTAAAAATTATGTTAATAATAATTTTATAAATTCAGGTGGTATTACGACAATATGGTCTAATAATTATACGTTTTTACCAATATTTCAAACGACTAATAATCGTATTCCTAATGATGTTAACGGATTGACCTATTCATTCTCAGTTAATAACCAGGCTAATTATAGCCCCCAGTATTCAATGGGATTTATTAACCAACAATTCTTTGCAACTCAAGTAATTTATGTAGTAAATCCGCCAAGAGATACAAAAAATGGAGTTGTAAATGCTGATTATCCTTATCAATATGTTATCGATAATTTGTTTAGCCCTGATGAATATCAATTTGGAATTAGAATTTATTATAGAATTTATAAAAATGGGCTTTTAATAAAATCAGATTTAAATACACAAAATACTTTTTTTGAAACGAAAATAGATAAAGCTAAAAATGAACCAAAATATAGGAATACGACATTTTCTATTCTTGTAGACGCTAATAACAATTACTTGTATTGGTAAAATTTTGGGTAATAGCTATTTATGATTGTAAACTAAACAAACAACCAAATGAAATTAGATTTTAACTTTGACTTTATTGGTCTTGATGACCAAGTATTTGAAGGCGGTAATGCTGGTAAAATGTTAGCTGGCGCATTGGCCTCCGCATCCAAAGGCGATGCACTTAAATTTTGGGATTGGGCAAAGAAGTTATTTAAAGGCGAGGTCTTAGATTTAGACAAGTCAGACCAAGAAACTTTAAAAGGATTTGTAAAAGATAGCGAGTCGTTTACCGTTTTAGCAAAAGCACAATTATTAGAGATATTTTTAAAAGACTAATATGATAGTATTTATTGAGCCAATTAAAGGATTAAGAGAGATTGCTGACCGAGTGGAAATCAAGGTAGTTAATTATTCTCTTGAGGGCATAGAGCAAACTTTGTATTTTAAATTAATGAGTCAATTTAATCCGATGATTGAAGAAGGCAATCTAATTATCCCTGAGCCAATCGTTTCGCAATGGGGAGTCGATGATTCTTTTATTGTGAATTGGGCATTAGAAACATTAGGTTTAAAAGAGAGAGTAATTACTCCAATCCAAGAAGAAGTTGCACCTGAAACTCCGAGTAAATAATGAATGATTGGGAAGAGGTAATAATACCAGGCGCAACGGGTTTGTTCGGTTCATTAATTACCTGGCTATTTGGTAGAAAGAAAGAAAAAATTGAGGTACAATCTTCCGAGATTACAAACGTTCAAGAAGCAATTAAAATTTGGCGAGAAATGGCAACTGATTTAAAGGCCGAAGTTGCTGATTTAAAAGATAAGGTTGAAACTTTGACAACCGAGATTCATAATTTGAGAAGTGAAAACATTGAATTAAGAGCAAAATTAGATGAGCATCAGCCAAATAAGCCAAAAAGGACTAAGCCTAATAAAGAAGTTTGAGGGAGTTAAACTCAAGCCTTACTTATGTCCAGCTGGTATTCCAACGATTTCAATCGGTTGCACTTATTACGAAGACGGCACAAAGGTTAAAATGACCGATGCACCCATTAGCGAAGCAAGAGCAACCGATATTTTTTTAAATGTAATTAAACATTATGAACGGAGCGTTGACTCGTTTTGCCGTGATGACATTAATCAGAACCAATTCGATGCCCTTGTATCATTTTGCTATAACTTGGGCGCTGGGTCTCTGAAAAAAAGCACCTTGCTTAAAAAAGTAAATGCCGACCCAAATGACGAATCAATTAAATTAGAATTTTTAAAATGGAATAAGAGTGGAGGCAAAGTCTTAAATGGATTGACACTTCGAAGAAACGCTGAATCAGAACTTTACTTTTCATGAAAAAACTAATCCTTAGTTTGCTAATTGCAAACTTTTTTATTTCATGTCGGCCACAAAAATCGGTCATAATCGAAAAAGAAAAGATTCGTGTAGACACAATCCGTGACTACAAAGTAATTACAAAATTTAATGCAGTATATGATACGCTAATCATTGAGAATCCTTGCGATTCTACGGGCATCTTGAACACTTTTTACTCTAAGATAACCGTTCCTCAGGGGAAAATAATTATCAGGTCTTACAAGGGCAACATTCAAGCAACCATTAACATCGATTCGATTGAAAACGTGTATAAAAATATGTACGTTTCAAGTTTGCATACGGATAGTTTATCAATTAATAAAGAAAAAATAACCAATATCATTCCAACTTGGTGTATCTTAACCATTATTTTTCAAGGATTAATAATCTTTGGATACATATACCTTAAATTTTTCTATGTATAAAATCGATATCGAACCATTGGAGAAGCCAAAATCAAGAGCAAAGGATTTACTGGATACCATGATGGATGTAATGGAGAATATCGAACACATCGATGATGCTGCCTATGTTTTACGAATGAAAGTTTTAAACAATATCGAATTTTTGGTCGATACATTAATGGAAGAATATGAAAATGGAAGATAAGATAGTTAAGATTAGAGAACATTTTTATTCTACAAACCTAAGTAAAACTGATTTCCATAAACAATTCTTTGAGATGTATGGCTATCAAAATGCTGATTCATTAAGAAAGTTTATGATTAAAAAGAATATAACTTCAAAGGATAGGTCGGCTCAAGAAATAAATAAAATCATTCCGCCAGTAGTCGCAAACTACAATCTTGAAACTCTTGACAATTTTGGCATCGAAGAAAGCATTGGCAAGGAATATGTATCTGCTAAACTGCCTCCGCATTTAAAAAAGATTGGAATTTTATCGGACATTCACTTCCCTTATCATGATCTTCAGGCTTTGACTTGTGCTATAAAGCATTTAAAGGAGCAAGATATTGATTGCTTGTATCTTAATGGCGATATCCAAGATTTCTATTCTATTTCAAGGCACGAGAAGGAAAAGGATATGCGAGATTTTAAAAGAGAGGTTGACATGAATCGGGATTTCTTGCAAAGGTTAAGGGATATATTTAGAACGATTCCAATTTACTATAAACTTGGCAACCACGAGAATCGATTCGCCAGGTCATTACAATTACAAGCTGAGGAGTTTGCTCAAATACATGACTTACAATTCAATATATTCTTTAGGTTAGATAAATTAGGCATTACAATGGTCGAAGATTGGCAAGGAATGGAGATGGGAGATTTGTTAGTGCTTCATGGTCACGAGTTGTACGGTGGAGGCGGAGTCAATCCAAGTCAGAATCTATTTAATAAGACTATTTGCAATACGTTAATCGGTCACGTTCATAGAACTTCAGCAACTCAAAAGAAAACTGGCTTTAAAGAGTTTATAAATACTTATAGTACTGGGTGTTTAACTCTTCTTAGTCCAAAGTATATGCCATTCTCTATGCACAATCACGGGATGGCTATAGTTGAAATAGAGAACGGAAAGAGTTTTGTTCAAAACATTCAAATAAGGGATGGTAAAATTGTAAAATAATAATATATTTGTGAGAGCAACTGCAACTGCTATCAAAAACTTTAATGGCTCATTTCATTGGTAAAACGTTGCAGATTTACTTTTGATTTGAGCCTT